AGTGCCACCCTCCGAGATTGGACCTAAAATTGAAAAGCTCATCAGCGGCCTCCTACAAATACTGTATATGCAAACAGTTAATTTGAAAGTTGGGCTGAGGTCAAATTTTCTTATCTGCTATTTAGGCCCACCCGTCAGAACAACCCTCCCAACGCAGACGGCTCCCAGTTCATGATTACCAGCTCGCCACTAACCTCGGCCTTACCCTGGCGCTGATTGTTGTTGCTGTAGCGAATGTCCAACGTCTCAAAGTGAAAACCCTCAAACACCCGACGAATATCCGGATGGTCGTTAATGCTGACCATCACCCTGCCCTTGCAACGGCGCATGAAGTCAGCCATGCGCTCATAGTTCTCGAACGGAAAGTCGACACCGTAACCAGCGGTCTGCCAGTACGGCGGGTCCATGTAATGGAAGGTGTGAGCACGGTCGTAGCGTTCGGCGCAGTCCAGCCAGGGGAGATTTTCGACGTAGGTGCCGGATAGACGCTGCCAGGCGGCCGAGAGATTTTCCTCGATCCGCAGAAGGTTGATGGCCGGGCCGGTGGTCGCGGTACCGAACGTCTGCCCGGTGACCTTGCCGGCGAAGGCATGGTGCTGCAGGTAGAAGAATCGGGCTGCGCGCTGGATGTCGGTGAGGATTTCGGGGCGGGTCATTTTCTGCCATTCAAACACCTGGCGTGAGCTGAGCGCCCATTTGAACTGGCGCACGAATTCTTCGAGGTGGTTCTGCACGACGCGGTACAGCGTGACCAGGTCGCCGTTGATGTCGTTGAGAACTTCAACTGGCGCTGCCTGGGGCCGCATGAAGTAGAGCGCGGCACCGCCGGCAAAGACTTCGACGTAGCATTCGTGTGGCGGAAAAAGCGGAATGAGGCGGTCGGCCAGGCGGCGTTTGCCGCCCATCCAAGGGATGATGGGTGTGGACATAAAAAGCAAGACCTTTACTGTATGGATAAACAGGTGCTAGGCTCGCAGCGCTTTGTGCACGAAGCGAGAGCCTTGGCTGGACTTGCAGGGACGTTCTGCAGGGACGGCGGCCGGGTTGGATGTTGACGCACCCAATCCGGCCGCTCTTTTTTACTTCGGTGCTGCGACTTCTTTGACATACGCCTGGCAGGCCGCCAGTGCGATCAATCCTTGGTCACCGTCTCCGGTGATGCCGATAATTCGCTGAGCATGCGCTGGGTCAAGTTCGGCTCTTGTGGCTCCATGAACCACGCCGCCGGTGCCGGTACCGGCTGGCACTGAACAGCTACCGGCTGAATCCTCGGCGATGAGGACTGACAGCCGCAGATCAGAAGTGGCAAGGCGATCGCGCAGGCGAGCCTGTTTTTTTTGTTCATTGGTCAAAACCTCATGGTGAGTTTGGTCGCTGGCCGCAATGCGCTGCTCGAGCGCGAGCCGCTTCTCCTGTTCGGTGCGCTGCTGTGAGGCCGCCGCGTTGCTGATGGCAGTTAGATCGTTCTGGTACAGGCCGGATTGCTCGGCAAGCTTCTTGCCATAGCGCCAGTCCTGCACTTTCCATGTCCCGCACACAGTCAGCAGCAAAAGCGCCAGAACGCCGGCCAGTGCCATCTTCAGCGTGGCGGGACTCATGGCACATCCTTGAAGAAAATGTGGCGACCGAGCTTCAGCGTCTGCTTGGCGCCTTTGATCCAGGTCGGCGGCTTCGGCATGGTGGTCGCGTAGTAGTGCGTGGCACCGCCGGTAGGATCCGGCACTTTCCCGGACATCACCTGCTCAGCAGCAATCTGCGCCTGGGCAAACTCGCGGAACGGGATCTGCTTCGCGCCGCTCAGGTAGGCGAAGTTCGGGTCGTTCTTGTTCCAGCAGCTGAACTGGTACGGCTTCTGGCAGACGCCGGCATACCCCTCCCCCCACCAGGACTTGGCATTGCCGTCGTCCACGCGATTACGGATCGTCCAGGCGACGGCGATTTGACCGGCCAGGCTTTCGCCGCGAGCCTCACCCCAAAGGGTGCGGGCGAGGATGTCGCGGTCTTTTTCAGTTGCGTTCATAACTTTTCTCCAGGCAAAAAGAAGCCCGCGCATGGCGGGCTGGATAGCCGAAATTTGTAGTCGATAGTCGGCGGCGCTTTTATTCGTCTTTCACCCGGGCTAAATTAACTGTACATCCATACAGCATAACGAGCCCAAAATGAAAAATGTGATCGATTTGGAGCAGGCCAGAATTGCCAAGAAGTCCGAGATGCACGCCGAGCTGTTGGATTTTTTCCTGAATCAGCCACCCACACTGACACCACAGCAATGCGTGCAAGGTCGAGATATTCTGGGATGGTCTGAAGAAGCACTGGCTTTCAGGTCAGGCGCGTCAGTGAAAGCTATTCAGCAATTCGAAGCGGGCAGCCGCCCCCTGAAATGGGTCACCAAGCAAGCGCTTCAATTTGCACTGGAAGAAGAGGGCCTGATGTTTATGCCAGGATTCGCCCCATCGATGGGCAGCAACTGTCGCGGCGTAACGCCAGATCCACGCTTACGTGATGACTTTTATCTGATCGAGTAGTGACTTCCCCCTCCTATTCGGACACCGACCCAAAACAAGTATGCCCGCCAGCAGGCTACCTCTTCGGCGCGTAAGGGCTGATAGCAGACATCGTCGGCCTGCTTACGGCCAACCTTATCCGTGGCGATGGGCATACTTGTCTCTAAGGAACAAAAAAGCCGCTCAAGGCGGCGGTGGAGTTGCGTGACAGCGGTTACAAACTCACGACCTTAAGCGGCGCGTTTACTTTCTTCTTACCCTTGGCGTCGGCCTTGCCCTTGTTCCCGGCGTTGCACTCGACCGTAGTGGTCCAGCCTGCCGTGCTCCAAAGCTGCTCTACCGAGTCCGCCAGATACACACCGTCCGCGCCTTCCTTGAAGCCCAGGGCGTGCACTTGCGACTCCGCGAAAAGGTCCGTACGCCCGTTCATTTCCAACCGCACATTGGCCGTGGAGCGATTGAAGCCAGCCAGACGGGCCTTGGCCGCCGCCTCGGCTGCCGACCGGTTGGGGTGCAGGTGTCGGTCGGTATGGATGGGCGGCAATCCTGCAGTGTCGTCGTTGCCCACCTCGACCGTGACCAGCTCGCCCTTGCCATCCTGATAACTGGCCCGGGCCGCCTTCTTCACCGCATCGTCACCAAAACGGAACTGATAGCGGCTGACGTCGCTTTTGCGGATCGTCACCACCGGTAGCGTCTTGTCGCTCGCGCTTTTGCCACCATCGCGGGGCAGCACCAACAACTTGCCGTCCGCCACTTTGGCCGTGCAGTCGTATTGCTTGGCCAGCCGGGTGATGTAACTCAGATCCGATTCGCCCAACTGGTCGGCCCGCTCGACGATGGTGGTCACCGGGCATTCCGGCACCCAGCCATTACGCTTGGCGATGTCAGCCACGATGCTGGCCAGACTCACCCCCTCCCAGCTGCCGCTACGGGTGGTTTTCGCGGCGCTGCGCGTGTCGCTGGACTTGCTGCGTATGACGATGGTGTCAGGCGGCCCGGAGAACTCCACCTCGTCGACCGTGTAGCGTCCCAACAGGGTCAGCTTGTCGCCTTCCCAACCGAGGTAAACCGCGATATTGGCGCCGCGCTTGGGCAACACCATTTCGCCGTCCCGGTCATCCAGGCGCAATTCGAAGTCGTCGGCATCGATGCCGGGCTTATCGAGGGTTCGGGCCGTCAGCAGTCGGTCATTAATCAGGTCGGTAATGTCCTTGCCATCGGCAATGATGCGGTGCACAGGCTTCAAAGCAGGATCTCCAGAAACGGCAAAGCCCCGCACAGGGCGCGACTTTGGGATGAGGCGTAGGGTTTAGATGAGCGGAGTCAGTCCCAGAGCTGGACCGACGTACTGGTGGTTTCAACCACGTCCGGCAACACGATGCGCAGGCCCGCCCGGAACGGCTGCGGCTCCCGGCCAAGCCCTTCGTTGGCCTCTAGCACCGCTTCCATGGTGCCGCGCAGATGGCCATAGTGGTGATTACAAATGCTGTCCAGCAGATCGCCGTCAGATGTTCTGCATATCGTCACCATAGCGGCTGAACTCCAGGCTAAAGGTTTGCTTGCGCGGGATACCGCCCTGCAGGAACGCGCCCTGTTCTTCGGTGATGGTACTCAAACACCAGTTGCCCAGCGCCAAGCCATAACCGGTGGTCAGGCTCATGGGCACCAGCCGCCCGCCGATGGCCCGCAGGTGGTCGAGCTGCTTTAAGCCGCCATTGAAGTTCGGAAAGATCGCGCCCTTGAGGGTCAATTTTTCCTCACCCATCCCGACCGCCTGCAGTGCCGGGCGCCGGCCTAACCGCTCTTGACTGGCCCAGCGATACGCCGTCGTGCGCTGCAGCGCGTCGAAGGCAGCCGTGCCCAGGTTGAAATAGAACGGCTGCGCATTCGCCGCCAACGGCAACAACACCATCAGGTGCGGATAGGCCCCCACCCCGTCGGGCGCAGGCGTCGCGCCCGGGGCGAGCGCCGCCGTGGGCACCACCGTTTCGACCTGGGGTTGAGTCTTGGCGATCAGCTTGCTGGCCACGGCTTTGGCGCGCGTGTACTGCTCGCCCAGGACGCCGACCTTTTCCTTGACCATCCCAACCGTCCGTTCGGCTCGGTCATAGGTCGCAACGACCTGATTGACCTTGCTTTGCGCGCTACCGATAGCCCCCATCACCCGGTTGATTTTGGCCCCGATGGCGGGACCGATGAAGGGGATACCCTCCATGTCACTGGCGGCCCCGGATATCTGGCGGATGGCGCCATTGACCGGATCGAGCATGCCACCGACATTGGCGCGCCCGACCTCCCCGGCCTCAACCATGTATTTCAGGCCCGATTGCAGCTTAGCCATGTATTCCATAAGCCTCCTTAGGCGTGCGATTCGTCGGACATGCTGCGCCGCGCGGTCTGCTGCGCCCTGTCATCGAGCAGACGCTGAATCTCCGGCATCAACTGATTCGCCAGTTGTTGCGGGTCTTTGGCGTCGCCCTGGACGGTGATTTGAATCACCGGGGAAAAGGTGTTGGTTTGCTCCAGCTTCGCCGGCTGCGCGACTGCAG